GGGGTCTACCACCCCCCTCTGAGTATCTGCCGTGATCGCATTCACACCTCCAGCCATACGCTGTGTGGTTGGACAATGTCTATGTTAGTGTGTGTGGTCACGGCTGCACACACTTTGATTACGAAAGTTATTTAGAGACCCCCTTTTTCTGGGTTGAGAGTCCCTAACTCTCGATTCGGCTGCCCAAGCCGTTAAATATGGGACGTCTGCTCTTTAAAAGAACAGCAACAGGGCGCTTAGCAGCGCTTGGTATCAGAAGGTACCGAAAGCAATTTGCAGCACAATAAGAAGAACATTATTGTGTACTAAATAGTTAGCCGAGATGGCGAAATTCTGTTTTCCATACATTTGTGTATGGAAGAGAGAATCTTTATGGTAGTTCTTTACCTAACGACCCTTGCTCTTTTGAGCATGTATAAACCGTACGGTCTATTACGGATAAACTCATTGGTTACACAACAGTGTTAACTGTTGTGAACATTTTTGGAATGAGAACATAGAGGCGTGAGACTCCTTTGTATTCTACGAATCCATTAATTGTAACGCCAATAAAAGCGTCTTTGCCTTCCCATTTGTTCGTGGGTGGCACCAAGTTTACTTGGACTTTGTGAACCGCTAATAGTGTATTTAATTTTAATAGTACATCTGTTTTAGCAGAATTTTGTGAACGTTGTATAGATGTTCCAGAAGTTAATGGTTTCGACTTCTACACTCCTTTGCGTGAGCGCAATATTCCCCAGGACTTAGAACCAAGGGAATTAATGCGAACCACCATCGAGCGTGAAGTGCAGGAACTCAAGAGATTAAGGAAACATCTTGACGTTGTAGCAAAATCAAATAAGTACCTATTGTTAAGTGGCCAGAGCAAAGACTCTGGACGAACTGTATCCCAGGGTACTATGGGTACAGTTAAAGAGAGGAAAAAGTTCCTCTCACATAAGATCGATTATTTGATCAAAAATGGCTTGGACGCCATTAAAGTTCTATCGGGGTCACAACAACCTCGAGACGCACCGCAACAACGTAGGAAGAAGACGCAATTAGCGTCCAAATCCTCAAAATTGACGGAGCGTATAAACACTAAATTGTTGAACCGCGTCGAGCAATTTGACAGGAACGAGAACTTGGATTTACGATCTTTTGACGTAAAGACCATTGTTCCTATCACTGGTATGAAAGCACCAAAGCGTGCAATAGTACCAGTTGGCGATAAGTCTTGGAAAGGAAAGAAAGCTTATTTGTCCTCTATTCAAGAAGATCAAGAGCTTTTCAATACTGTCCAGGATCTTGGCATTGCTGATATTCTCGATGCAAACCGTAAGTTTCAAAAAGTTAAAATTGAGACTGCGGAAATTAAACAACTGAAATCGATAACTCAGATCTCAAACAAAGTCACTGTTAAACCCGGCCAAGAGGCCGAATTCGGTGATATTATTGCGGATGATATTAAGTTGGGTCATTTGGAAAAAAAAATGAAGAGAAAACGCAGTTTCGCTAAGCGTGAAATTGAGCGCAAACGAACAACCAGTAAACTTAATCGTAAGAAAGAGTTGCGTGGTAGTGAAGGTTTTGAGTTAGAAGATTTAGTGGGGTTGACCATTTTTGATACGCCTCCCGTTAAGGAGGAAACTAAGAATGACATCCCAACTGTGGAATGGAGGAAAAAAGACCGCGCCAAAATGAAGAGCCGAAAGGCTAACGAAGAAGCACGGAAAAAGAATCCAGACCACCATTATGTCAAGTATGACACGCAGGGTTTTTCTTCTGCGGAAATGAAAGCTATCTCTGATGCTGCAAGCGATCCTTCGCTCGAAGGTACTAGTAGAAGTGCTCGTGCCTTAGCAAGGAAAGCCTATCGAGCTCGTATAGGATATGAGAAGAAAAAGCGAATTGTAGTTCAAACAGAGAGTGGTTTGGTGGACACTGACGATTTAGTCGCAGACATATTGAATGTGATTAATCCTGCAGGTAAGAAACCTGCACTTGTTTCGCTAGTGTCTCCATATATCTGTCTTTTGTTTCAAGTGTATAACTCGCGTTCTGTTTTGGATGTCTACGTTGCCCTTTGTCAATTTTGTAACATCTACGAGTTCGATGTTGATTCACGTGAAATGTTAAATAAATTTAGGAACTGGGCGAAGAAGTTGTTCTCAACAAACGCGTATAGTGAAAGCTTGATTATTGACGAGATACCATTACCCGCAATCCCTGTGGATACTGAGGTTGAAGATAAAAGTGACTTTACACCTGAGGAAAAGCAACATGTTTGCTCTGAGTTTTGCATGTACAAATCATTTGGGTGTCCAGCTTATCAGATGGATTTAATTGTTGAGACTGAAGGACAAGTTTCGGATGTCTTGACTAAGTACAAAAACATTACCTTACAGGTGATTTCGTCATCTTTTATTCAATCCTTCAGGGAAGTAGCTCTGGCACTTTGCTCCTTACACTTATTTGAGAAAGACATTTCAAAGAGCATAGTCACCTGGTTGGGTGGCTTT